TTTTAATAAAGTAAATTCTCCTAAATCTTCAGATGAAGATATTATAGGTTGAGACCCATTAAATGGATTCCAAGTAATTTGATCTATAGAAGCAGAAATATTTTTAGGTAAATTAATTTCTAATTGAACTTGACCTTCAACATTTATTACTAAATCATTATCCCACCAAATTGAAGTTTGATCTACAGGAGTGTTTCGTGTTAATGTTATAGCAGGATATCCTCCTACAGTTACATTATTACTTGAACTTTGAATTTGAATTGTACCTAATGTAAAATTAGATATATTAACATATTCTCCCCCTAAACTACCTGGTAGTTCTTTTAGGTCGGATTGGTCAATATTTGATAAAGAACCTGTAGTAAATTTATATACTAAAGTAGTACTACCTGTTGGGTTTTGTAATGTGGGTAAATAACGATATCCACCTGCATATACAGGTTTCAAACCATCAAGATATTTTTGATCTGAGTATAGTTGGTTATCGTCTAATGAAATGTTAGCTTGTTTTTTAGCGTTAAATATATTTTGAACATCAAATATAGTTTCATTTTTACGAGTTAACTCAGTAACATTTGATCTACCATCAATTAAGTATTTAATATATACATTTGATCTATCTGGGAAAAATGAACCTGTTTCTACAATCTCTGAAAAGTAAGCAAATTTAAGTGAATTTAAATCTATAGCTGCTGTTTGTCCATATGAGTTATCCCCTAAAGTATAAGTATTATATAATTTAGAAGTAGTTTTACTACCTAAATAACGTGGATTTATATTACGTAATAAAGTGTAATTACTATCTTGAATAGGAGCATCTAAAAATGCTGTAGCTGCTTCTGTAATTTGTCCAAATGATCTACTTGTAATGTACCCAATATTAACCGGGGTAATAACGTTTGAAGAATAATCAATATCCATGTATTGAACAGATTTTCTTGCTTCAGATATATTGTTAAATGTTGGATCTAAAGGTATAGCGGAATAAGAGACCGAAATACTAAAGTCATTATCTATATCTTTTCCTAAATTATTAAATGTATTAATTTCAAATACAGTACTGCTAGTAGGTAAAGTGTATACTGTTATTTCACTACCGCTATATTCTCCTGTAAATGGTTCTCTATTATCTGTAAAATTATATATTACACCCGAGGCTGTAATAGTATTAGCAGAACTTGAAGGTATAATAACTTCACCAGTATAGGTTGTGTCTAGGGCTACTCCCATAGGGGTAGATCCAGTAATAGATACTACTTGATATGAACCACTATAATCTACATATGTAAAAGATGGTTCAAATTTTTCAGTTTTATTTCTTTCTAAAATGTGTGGTTTAATTACTAAACCAGTATTTAATAATGTTTTTGCGGGAACAAAATCCTTTAACATTTTAAATAATGAACTATCATAATATGATAACAACTTAACTACATCAAATACGTTTTGTTGTTTGTAATATTTTTTAAAGTAAAAATCTCTTAATTCATTTAATTGAGGATATGAACTTGAAGCCGCTAATTGAGGATCACCTATATATTCATCTATATCAAAAAATCCTATTTGGTTTACAATATCTGTATCAATACTATTTTGAGGGGAAACTGATATTTCTGCTATATCTAAGTCAGCAGTATAATTGTTTACTAATTGTTGTTGTACACTTACGTAAGGTGATAAAGTTGATCCCGATGCATAAGGATAAGATGCTACTCTAACTTTTTGTTCATTTAATGTAAAAGCTCCAATATCAGGACCTTGCATTAAATCTACATTACTATGTGTTACAAAACTAGAAGTTGTAAAGTTAGTTATAACACCATAATTTACTGTAGATGAACCTGTACCTAAGAATGAAGCAGTAGGTGCGTATGAACCTGTAGATAAGGGATGTACAGTATATACTTTATTATCTCCATCTGATCCAGATATAAAATCATAATTACCTAAAGGTAAACGGTAAATTAAATTATAATATGAAGATGTAATATCATTATCAACATAAGATGTTGGGTTTAAAACATGTTGATCATAAGTTGATTGTGATAAATTTGTAATCCAATATCTAAATTCTTGAAAATATCCATCAAATATAACTCCATCAGGTGCTATAATATTACTACTACTTGCTCCTCCTAAAAACCCATAAAATTGAGTATTGCCTGAAGAAAACAAGTAACTATTCCAAGCTTCATTATATGAAGCAGATGTAGATCCTGATATTACTAAACTAGCAGAACCTTCAAAATCAATATAGTTGTTATTTCCGTCATATTGTCCTGATTTGGCTATTAGTTCGTATGTTATATTTGATCCACTATCATTTAAGTTTTGTGCAGCAGGACTTCTATCTAGTTTTACATTCCAAAAACTTCCACTAAAGAAGGGAAAATATAAAGGATTTGTAGAAGTATACCCTTGTGAACCAGATAAAATAAATCTTAATTCTCCATAAGTATCATATGTGTCTCCTCCTAAAGCAGCATTAGATTCAGAAGGGTATAAAAGTTGGATACCAAATTGAGATGTTGAATCTGAGTTGTTTACTTGAAATAAAGATTGTGTATAATAGCTTGAAGAAGGTATTCCTTTAGTTTTGAATCTAAATTCAATTGTATCAGGTACTTGATCTTCAGCAAGTACTCCATTCCACCACCCTTCAATATTATTCCAATCTTGTTCTACTTCTTCCCAATAATCAGGAACAATAGGCATTAATGTTGGTAACCAAGGAACTTCTACAGAACTAGTTTGACGAGTATCCAATATTGAATTTTCTTTTTCATAATATTGAGTTACTTGTCTTATATTTTTTCTATTACCCCCATATTCATTTATTCTTAAAATATCATCTGCTATACCAAAACAATTTAAAAGTGCTCTTATACCTCTACGAGTACCTCTTGTTTTAAGTAAATAAGGTAAGTTATGATATATTCTTTTGTAAACTTCTTTATTTACAGTGTCATAAGAAATAACTTCATTTGAAGCAGAAACATAATTTTCTATTCTATAAGAACCTGTTTCAGGGACAAAGGATCCAGAAGGTGTAACTCCTAAAATAGAAGTAAATACATCTTCATTTGTTCTATTAGTAGTGTATAATTTTATACCTAAAGAACGTAAAGCATCTGCTACTAAATCTTTTGAAATACCATAATCTACTCTATTATCAGCGTTGTTTAGATCTTCAATTGCTCTAGTATAAGTCCAAATATAATCAAAATGCTGTCCTAACATAGAGACTAAAAGCTCTAAGTTTTGGTTTTGAACATCTTCTTGGACATATGCAGGAAGTGTATTCCATATATAATTTCTATTATCTAAATCATATAATGAAGCGGATAATATTTGTCCACCATAATAATCATTATCTTCTTCTATAGAACCAAACCATACAGAAGCAGATTCCGATGTTACACCATAATTGTTATAAGGTGGATATTGGTTTGATTTAGGCCAAGCTTTACTTCCTGATTCAAAATACAGATAATATTCATAATTATCAAATTGTTCAATTAATGTATCTATATTCTCTTGAATTGTTGCTTTAGAAGCAGAAATTGAGGTTTGATCTGTTAAAACATCAAGATCATTTAATTGATTTAAATCAGTTTGATAGTTTTGAATTAAAGTAAGTTTATATTTAAAATTTTGTAAACGTTCATAAGCAGAAGAAAAATGTACAAAATTAGTATAATCCGTATGATCTACATTAATATCTATACTTTTTTCTTCAAGTACTGATTTAACCTGTTGGTAAGATGAAGTTAAGGTTGTACTTAGTATTTCATTAACGTTAAAATATTTTGTAGTAAAGTTTGTTTCCTTATTTAAAGAAATATTAGTATTTGGACCTCTTAAATATTCTACTTCTTCTGTTTCATCTGTTGTAAAAGAAATGTTGATATTAAAAGAAATAGGATCAGAAACTTCTTCTACTACCCATAAAGTGTCTTTTATATTATAATTTGAAGGAAGAGGTTCATATAATTTTATAAAAATACTAGGTTCAAGTTCATTAGCAGTATCTAGTAAAGTATTTACTCCTATTAAAGTTTGATTATTTCCAAAATTTAAAAGTAAATCAGAATAGAAACTTTTACCCTGTTTTGAAGCAATATAGTTAAAATATGAAGTACCTACAGCATCAAATGATAAATCATTAGTTGTTATTTTTATTTCTGTTCTATCTGAAGATATTTCTTTAATAAAATATCTTGTAGTATTAGAACTTAAAAATAAAGGTCTATAAAAATTATATGTTGAATTATAATTTCCTAAAGTATATCCTGCTGTTTTTAAATCTTCTTCAGGATCTATGTATAAAGTATCGTATAGTGAATTTTCGGGATTAGTAACAAGAGTACTATAATTTTGAAAATTATAATTTGAATATAGAACATTATTTGTAGCAGAATATATATGATATTCTATTATATCCTGTTCAGCTCCAAATTCTCTATTTATTTCATATTCATTTAAAAGATTAATATCTTGAACTGAATAATCTTGGGTTTGGAGATTATTAGATGCTATATTTGATATGTTGGTTGATTCTGCCATTAGATATTAGTACTCAAATTAACTAATTCTTGTTGTGCTGAAAAAAGTTGTCCTCTTAGTTCGTTTATTTCATTAAGTAATGCTTGAACTTCTTCGGATTGTCCTGTTACCCCTATATAAGAAGAGCTTCTTTTAACTAATTCTTCATGTGATCCTGCTCCCTTTTGGGGTATTTCAAAAAATAAACGGTCATATTCATTAAAAAAATCAGCTACAGTAGCTGGTTCTTCTACAATAGTAATGTCTTCTGGTTGGACTAATTGTTTAAATTCTGTGTCAATTACTTTAGGATATGATACTTTACCATATACCTGTTTTTGAAGTTTTACCTCTTGTTTAGCCATTATCTAACTACTTTAAAATAATTACCTTTATCTTCAATTATTAGAGTTTCATCTCCAATAACTGTTTTAACTATTAATTGATAGTATCTTTCTGGTTCTAACCCATCCATATAAACTGTAAAGTAGTTACTGCCACTATCAGCACTTATTTTTGTGTATGAAGTATCGAAATCTACTACCATTTCGTCTGTTTTAGCATCTTTTAGACCCCAATATGAAGATGTAGGTAGTACTTTAGTATTTAAATATACTGAACTAGTTTGGAAAGCCCTAGCAGGATATTTATCTCTTGTTTTTATTCTAAAATTGTATACTCCGCTGTCTTCAAATTCGCTTTTTAAATTTGTAAATGCTAATACAAAATCGCTTGAAGTTACAGCAGTTAATGGTGTAGCGTATAAGCTATCGTCCCATTTAAACTCTAATTCAGGTGGGTATATAGTGTGGGTATCTACGGAGAAATATTGTGTTTGAACGTATGAAGATGAAAATTCAATACTCGCGCTGTGTTTAACGATAAACCCATCGTTTACTACTGATCCACTGTTCCAATCTTGGATGATATTAGTAACATCCATAGATATATCCTTGTTACTTACATAAGTAAAATCTTGTGAAGCAGATGATTGATTTGTATACCAATCCCCACCCGCTGTAGTCCATGCTCTTGAACCCGATTCTCCTTTCCAACCCCATGAACACCCATCTTGTGTTTTAGGATTATCACTTACTCTACCAGTTCCCATATCCCAAGTTCCGGATACAGGGTATGTTTCTAAAGTATAGTTTAATGGTGCATTTTCAGCATTAGCAAGGTATAATTTTAAATTGCTTTGAAAAGCACTATTACCTATTTTATTTGTAATAATATCACTTATATCCGTTGTTTTGAATTGAACTAAGGCACGAGTAACAGCAGGTAAATCACCTTGAGCAGATGATAATTCATTAATTCCATTATAATTGGAAATGTCCAGTATTTCATCTAGCCCTGTATTTTGAGCAGGGTATTTAGATAAAATAAATGTATCTTTTTCGGGAAATATTTTATATACTGCCATTTTTTTTAGTTTGTTACTACTCTTCCTTGAATATCATCATTAGGGTATTTTAATTCAAAAATAGATGGGTCTAACGAAGGATATAATATCCCGTTTATAGTAGCACCCTTAATATCATATGCTAATTTTGAATATCCTTCTGCTTCTCCTACTTTATTTGTAAATTCTAACTTTTTAACTGTTTGAACTCCCTCTACACCATCAATTATATTTCTAACATTATTAGTTAGAATAGGTTGATTTATTTGCCATTTGTCTATGTCAAAGTAATCTTTTAATGCTGTTATAATATTATTTAATACTGTTTGGCTATTAAAATTTGGTAGTAAAATTACGTCAAAATTAATTCCTATATTAATAATAAAAGCATCTTTTATTCTAATAGCATCTGTTAACATTCTATATTCATTTAAGAATGTTTTTAGATTTGATTTTAATGCTGGGTCGGCTATGGTTAGGTCTTTAATATTATTTTGAGATAAAATATATAAGGATAAAGCATTAGTATCATATCTTTCTTCTTGTGTATTATCCTTTCTATTACTTTCTTGTGTAATATATACTTTAGATATTTTACCATATTTTGAAGGTAAAGATAAAGCTCTAATAGAATAATCATCTAATGTTACAGTACGTAGTTGGGTTGGGTATTGTGCAATGGATTTTCTTCTAACATCTTCATTTGTATCTCCATCTCCTCCCCCTACAGCAGGTTTATTGTTTGTAAAAGCTAAAGAGTTTCTAACTGTAGATTGTAAAGTTGAATCTAAGTTACTCCCAGCAAAAGTAACTGTACCTGAGGATAATATAGTGAGGGATTGGGCTGTTACATTTGAAACTGCTCCTCCTCCAACTAAATATTGTACTGTTAAGGTAGTATTAGCAGGAGCTAATCCATAGGTTTTAGTATAAGTAAAATTAGATGGATCCCAAGCTGTTGTTAATTTATCTGTTCCATAAGGTAATCCTAATCCTATATTATCAGAATTTGGGGTGATTATTTCATCCGGGTTTGAAGATACACCAGGTCCAAATTGTATTTCCAAGGTATTATTTGATTTGAACCTTTTTATAAATCTACGAGGAACTTTTTTTATTTTAAGTAAATGAGGTGTTGTTTCACTGTAGGCTTGAAGTGTAGTATCATTTGCTGAGGTATTAGTTACACTGTCAAATATTGTTTCTTGGGCTAAGTAAGGGACTTCATACCATCTATTACTATTACTGTCTGTTACTTTTACTACTTCTATAATATTTGTATCTTGAAGTTGAACAGTTGCAAATTTTTCAGGGGTTGTAAAAGTAAATTCTGCTGTTTTTAATGTTCCTGAGGTTGATTTTCTTTTTTTCTTTAATAAGTAAAAATTTGGGTTGTTTGAACTATCTAAAGAATATACAGATACTTCAGTTGGATCTGCACTTCCAGATATAGTAAAATCAACTTCATTTTCTATATAAAAAAATACATCGGTGTTATTAGAAGATTGTATTTGGGCTCCTTCAGCAATTCTCATTGCATAATTGTAATCAGGTTTTATTAATCCTGATACTGTGCTTGAAGGGACTATTTGGAATATTTCTATATCTGTTGTTGCAGCATTTGTTACTTGAGGGAAATATCCATGATTATAAGCTAATGATAATAAATTATCTCTTTGCTTGGCAAAGTCTAAAAAATTTTCTTGTACTTGATTATCTCCATAATATGCTAAAACATCCCCTACATAAGCAGCCATTTCAATTAACATCATACCAGCAGATGTCTCATTAAAATCATTATATGTTTCAGGGTAGTATATTTGAGCAAATTCAAGCAGTTTCTGCTTAAACCCGTCAAAATCTTTATTTAAATATTGTATTTCCTTAGACTCCGCCATTAGTGTTAATGTTTATTTGAAGTTCATCTTCTATATTTGTGTTAATTATTGAATAATTTAAGTTTATAATTACAGTTAAATTACCAGGTGATAATTCTACATTTAAACTATTTATTTGAACTTGTGGAAAATATGTTTCTACTCCACCATAAATTAAATTTTCAACTTGATCTGTTATATCTTCTGAAATAGGTTCAAATATTACATCACGAATACCAGACCCAAATCCAGGATTCATTATTCTTTCTCTTTTGCCTGTTAAAATAAAATTTAATAGGTTTGATTTTATAGCATCTTTAGTTGTATATGTTGTATTAATACCTGTGGGACCATCAAATGGTAATGATATTCCTACACCTGTACTAGGTTTAAGATCTAAAATGTCAACATTACGTACTATATATGTCATTATATTTTACCTTCTTCTTTAAATTTACCCATTAAACCACTAAAATCTGGTACAGCATCAATTGATATTTGGTTTATATCAGATGTTTTTTGATTTGATATCATTTCATCAACTGAATCTACTACTTTAGTAGGTGCTCCAGGCATACCACCTTGGAATCCTACAGCATCTTGTGATGACATTCCACCATTAAGGTTTCTCCATCCACCTTCAACATGTGTTTGATTTAAAACATCAGCTAAAGCACCTACCCCTTCAAATAAAGGTTTTGTAGGTTTAGTTTTTGTTGGGATAGTTTTGTTTTCTTTAAACTCTTGTACAACCGGCTTTTCAGTTATTTTAGTTTCAGTTATAGGAGTTTTCATAATTAAAGAAAGTTCTTCCTTAATTACGCTTCTTACTTCGTCTCTAATTATTTTTCTAAAAGCTTCTAATTTCATGATTATAAATATTTATATACTAACTTTTTCTTTTAAATGATGGGCGTAGTTTTACTTTTACTTCTGAATTGGGCCCAAATCCAATTTGGAATTTATCTCTAATATCCATGTCATCTATACCGTACTGAATTTCGGTTTCAGTGTATCTTTGTCTTAGAAGTAATTTTACCCATTTAGGTAATTCTTGTTCTTCAACTTTAAGGAAATAATCTTCAAATGGTATAGGTGGAATGCCTGCTTGATTATTTCTTATGGTTAGTTGTTCCCAATCTATTCTAGCTTGGTTTCTTAATCCTTCATACCATTGTGCTGTTTTCCTTTGTACTTCTTTTACTTTATCAGGATTAGGATCTAAACTACTTAACACTTGGGTTTTTAAAGTAGCTAAAAGTTCTTCATCTGAAAGTTGTTTATTTCCTGGTTGATTAAGTATTTGTCCTACGGTTTCAGGGTTAATATTACTTAAGGTATTAAATACATCTTGAATAGCTTTAAATTGAGGATTTGCTTCTTTTTGTTCTTGTAATAAAGGAGTAATTAAAGCATCAGTATTAACAGTTTTGTTTTTAGTATTTCCTTTAGGTTTAGAAGTTAATGGTGGTTTTGAAATTCCAGTTCCATCTACAGGTACAAAGTTACCACCTCCTATTCTACTTTCAATTGGTTCTTTTGGATCTACAGATCTACCTTCTATAGAATAATTTGGTTTTCCTTGAATAGCGCTAATAGCAGAGTTATTTGTTTGTGCTTTAATATTATTAGTTTGTAATGGATTTGCTCCTAAATCTTCAGCTAAACCTAAGGCATCATCATCTGTTATTTGGTTTGAAGAAGCATCAGCTGTGTTTACACCTATTAGTCCTTGTTTTAAGTATAAATTTAATTTATATCTAACCTCCGTAACAATTTGACTTAAATTATCACTAAATGTTAAATCAGTAGCGGCTACTATATTGTCATTTGAATCTAAAGCTATACCTCTTCTCCTTAATAATTTTTGTTTACTTGGATCTATAGGTTTATCTTCTTGTATTTTAATAGTATATCCTAAATATATTTCTTGGAAATTACCAAATCTATCATTAGGGTCAGCTTCAATAACTTGTTTTTGGTTATAAACATTTTCAGCTGCTTTAAGTAGAG